CGACTAAAAAATAATAATCACTTTCTTTATACCCTTGTCTTATGATAAGATTGTTGGTTTTTTTTGTCATAAGTTGCGACCTCACTTGTATGCTCTTTCCGTCAATATGTAAATCAGAACCTTTAAAATTGTTAACTGAATGTGGAAAGTAGCTGTCCATTTTTTTTGCAAGTGCTTGTTCGCAGATAGAACCAGAAATAGTCATTCCCCATTGCTTATAAATATCAAAGTTTGCTCCATGACCCCAACTTATATTCTGTCTCATGCTTTCTGTTTGACGCAAAAGACCAGTGATAGCAGAAGATAGTATTTCTTCCCACCTCAATTCAATAGTTGGATAATCCATATATAGTGCAACCCTTAATTGTTATAACAATATCTTGTATATAACTTATAACAATTCTAAAACTAATTGCAAATACTTATTGACATCTATCTCTAAATAGTAAATAAGTTGTCTATGTCAGAAAGGTTTATAGATGAAGCTTGGATCAAGGGTGATTTCAAGAAAGCAACTATATCAGCAAGTCAATCAGCACTTACAGATAGTATATGGTTTATAAAATATCCTTTTGCATTATACGCAAAATTTAAACCACAAAAACCAAGTATAAGTTTTTTTGCAGGAACAAAAGTACATGGTTATTTTCAACAAATACTACAAAAAAAAATGAATATTAAAGATGTTCAAGAAGATTTTAATAGAAGTTTGATAGAAATTGATTTAAGTCCTAAAGAAAAAGCTAAAGCAAACTTTATAAAAGAAAAGATAACCCATTATGTTAATAATCATATTAATGCTCTTATAGAAATATCTGATAACGCACATTTAGATACATGGAAATGTGAATTATTTTTTAGTGAATGGTATGATGAAAAATATTTTAACAAACAATTAGGTATTGAAACAGAATTATATGTAGATTGTGCGTCAGAATTTTTGCAGAAACAATCAGAACATAAAAATAGATTTGGTTCAGTTTATAAATACAAAGATAAGAAAGGTAATGAAAGTTGGAAATGGAGAAAATCACAAAAAATTAAATCACCACAATTTACTCACTGCATACAAGAAGCTGTATATATAAAATCATTACCTAATTACAAACCACATTTAGTTTATGTAGATGAAGAAAACTACACCATATTTAATCAAGATAATTGTTATGAGTTAAGTCCAGCAGGACTAAAGTATTTCTTTAATAAATATATTCAGATTAATGTAAGAAGACAAGAAATGTTAAGAATGGCAGATGGGGATATAAAAAAATTAGCCATGATGATTGGGATTGATTGGTCTGAAATAAGAAATAGAGAAAATAACCCCATACTTAACACTATACAAGATGAAGACATACAAAAACTGGAGGAGTTTTATGATAGTCTGTGATGGTATATCGCCAGAGGATATAAAAAGAATTATAAACAGCAAAGTTCTTGAAGAAATGATCAAGGATAAAGCAAAGCAAGTTTATGATGAAGAAAAGAAAAAAGAACAAGAAGAAATCATTGGTAATGCAAAAGGAAAGGAAGGAACAATATGAAAAGTTTACAAGAAAAATTTAAAAGTATGTTGGTTGATTTGGAAAAAGAAAAACCAGTGCCACAGAAAGGAAAAAAATATTATACTGTAGCATCAAGACATAAAGTCTTTATAAAACATAGTAAAGATGACAGACCAACTATTAACACAGATATAATACCAGAATTATGTGATGACAAAAGAGTTGCTGTTAAATGTACTATTGATTGTGACGCAGGAAAATACACAGGTCTAGCAATGGAAGAATTTAGTTTTGGTTATGTTAATAAAACAAGTGCATTAGAAAATGCTGAGACTTCAGCTTTAGGTAGGGCTTTAGCTTCTTTTGGTTTGCATGGCAGTGAATTTTGTAGTGCTGATGAATTAACTAATGCAATACTAAACAAAGATAATAAGAAAAATGAAGAAGATCAATTATACAAAGCCACAGCAAAAGATGTTGGTATGACAAAAAAACAAATTTCTTTGGGTAATAGAATTGAAGCCATTGAGGTTCATCTATCATCTAAGAAACCAGATTTGACCACTGTTAAAAAATTAATAATGGAATTTAAATCTGACAATAAAAATGACTATGGGAATTTTATCAGAAGTGAGATTGGTAAAAGACTTGTAGCTTGTGAAAATAAACTAACAAAACTCAAAACAAATAGGAGATAAACATGGGTGATTTTGTATTAAAAGAAGGCACAGGATATATGAACAGGGATAATGAAAACCCTGATAAATTCTGGGGTTCATTTAAAGTAGATAGAGACTACAAAAAAGGTGAACAAATAAATTTAACAGAATACATCAATCGTAAAGATGATGGTAAAGAGGTTCATAAATTACAAGTTAGAAAGCCAAAAGTATAACTTGTAGTAGGGGTGCTGGGTCATTTTTTCCTCCCTATACGAATCGGTAAAAAAATCAGCACCCTTTATTATGAAAACTTTTTTCTTGTATTTGTTCTTTGCAACATCTGCAACAAGCTATGACTTTTACAAAATAAAAGTAAAAGACTTTACGACTTGTCAGGAAGCTTTAGAAACACATACAAGTATAACCTACGATCATGGGGTTATGTATAAAGGTAAAAGAATATTTATGTATTATTGTAAAACAAAGGATGGAAAATGGGCAAAGACGACAATATCAAATGGATTGATGTAGGAACTAAATTGACAAAAGAATTATTAAGAAGAAAACAAAAAGAATATGGAGACTTTGATAGCAATGCTTACATCATAGCAAAGTTTATTAAATCTGTATTAGAGGTTGTAAATAAAAAAAAACTAAAAGTACCTATAACAATCGTACCGCAACTTATGATTGTGTTAAAACTTACAAGAACTGTTAATGATGGCAGTCAATCTGTGCTTCACAAACCTGACACATTTGCAGATATTAAGGGTTATTGTGATCTATTAGATGATATGGTGAAGCAAATAGAGAAAGATGACAATGGGAAATAAAATATTTTATAGTCCAAAAATCAAACAAATTATTGATTTTATGATAGAATACCATAAAAAGGAACAAGCTTACCCTAGATTAATTGAGATTGGAGAAGCTTTAAATTTATCAAAACAAAGGATTGGTATTCTAATGAAAAATGCTGTTAAGCTTGGTTTGGTCAAAGAGATGGATGTGTTTATGAGAAAATACCATTTGACTAAATCTATCAAAAGTAGTAAATTTAAAGTCAATAATTACTATGAGTTGTAATAAGTTATCAACTTATGAAGTTGTAGTAGTTGTTAAAGAAAAATTCGCTAGTGTTGAGAACGCAGTGGATAACAAAGACGCAATAGGAGAACCTGTTGCTAAGATTGTTAGTAAGAGGTTCTTGAAGTCTAACATTAAGTTGGAGGATAAAGATGGACTACGATCCAAAGAAGATAAGGGAAGCTCAGGAAAGACTGGAGAGAGCAGTAAAGGTGATGCAAAAAGCTAAAGCTCTTGTTCAGAAAAAGAAAAGTCAGATTGCTACAATAAGTAATCAGATATTAACTGAGCAAAATAAACAGATTAGAATTTCAAGCTAGAAAGAAATTCTAAAGGTAAAAAGTAAAACTAGAAGAAAGGAAACCTATCGCTATGGCAAAGGCACAAATAGAAAAGGAAGTTGTAGTAAATAAACACATAGGAGCAAGAATAAGAAAAAGAAGAATTGAGTTGCAAATGACTCAATCTGAGCTTGGTTGTTTTTTACCCACTTCATTTCAACAAATACAAAAGTATGAGAAAGGCACTAATGGAGTATCATCAGCAAAGCTAATTTATTTAGCACAAGCTTTACAAGTTCCAATCACATATTTTTTTGAAGGGTTTGATATTGTAAAAGGTGTAAGTAATTTTAAATACAAAGATCACCCACCAGAACTGCATAGAGGTAATCAGATAAAGAACGCAAAGTATTATCCTGATCCACAATCAGTTGAAGATCAAGTCATTATAGAAAAGTTAGAAAAAATAATTTAATTAATGGAAGTTAGGGGTGTCCTAAGAATAAGGTACTACCCCTAACTCAAGGTATGTACCTAACTATATTAGTTTTCTGTCTTAGGTTCAACTTCTAATTGTCTCTCCTCATCATCCTTTTTCATACAAGCATAATGAGCAGGTATTCCACCCATAAACATTACAAAAGATTCATCAGAAACAATCATTTGATTGCAGTATTTACAAAGACCAACATTTCTAATAATGTTTCTTTTCCTGTTCCAAGTCTTTTTAGGTCTTCGCATAGTTCGGTCTTTTACCTTTTCTTGGTTTTCTTTCAGCTTGTTTTTTTCTTCTGACCGCAGCCGATAACTGTGATTTAGTCATTGATCTGACTTTGGCTATCGGTAAACATTTTGGATAATTTTTTCTTTTCTCACCTTTACTTCTACCACATGGAGGGTATGAACCATCTGATCTTCTATTGGCAACATCAACCCATTTTTGTTGTGTCCATTTTCGTAATGACATTATCTTCTCTTTTTAGTTTTTTTCTTTTTTCTAAATTTACCCTTACAATACTGTGAAGCCCACATATTGCTATATGCACTGGGATAAACCTTGAACTTTCTTTTTGCTGCGGCTTTACCTTCAGGACATAATTTTGCCATTACTGAAACTCCTTTAATATTTTTAATTTGTCTTCGGCATCAGCTATTTTAGAAACAAGTTTATCTAGTTCTTCTATATGCTGAGGATGTTCGCCAATGCCAACACTATTATTAAGATATATATGAACAGTTGCATCTGCTTGTGCGATTTCTGCTTCATACTTTTTTTCTAACGCATCTAATAATGCTTTCTTCATCCTCTATGTTTCTTTTGTACCATAAATGATGCAGTTTTTACAGCACCTTTGTGTGGTTTATAAGCACCTTTCATAAGCTTATAAGCATTACCTTTCTTCATCCAATGATAACCTTTAGGTGGTTTTACTGTTTTCTTCATACTTTTTTCTTTTTCTTTTTCTTGAGCATAGCAAAGTCTGCACCAGTTATTTTATCAAATGGTGGAGCCATTCTTGCTATCTTCATTTGTTTCTTACTATACTTTTTGTTTTTACCTTTTGGCATTTTATCTCCTTTGTTATTCCCTCCAACAACCCAGCTTATTCAGTAAGCTACACCTAGTTTTTTTTCTTTTTTTTGTTTTTTTTCTTTTTATTTTTTTTCTTCATTTTTTTGTGGTACATAGTTTCTCCTTTTTATTACCAGTTTTTACAGCTCCAGTACCTTGCACTGAAGACATCTTTAGCTGTAGCACATTTGTGCCTAGCTCTAAAGCTTTTTCTAGCTTTGGGGTTAGATTTTCGTATCTTCATGGAACTATCCCCATATCTAATTATCTTTTCTTTTCCACCCTTACAAGCTTTTACTACAAATTTTTTACCACCAGATATTTGTCTTCTAGGACTATTACACTTCATACTAGATTTATCTATCGCCATTCAATATATCCTTCACCTTTATTTTTTATTAAAGATTCTTTTCTGTTGTCAGATTTTTTGTAAGATACATGAATCCATCCAGAATCAGGAACACCAGAAATATAGTATTCACTTATAAGTTGATCAAAGTCAAAGTTATTTTTTATATGTGACGCAACTTCTCTGTTGTCAAATCCTGCTATTTCAAAATCAACAGCTTCACCTTTACAATGTTGTGAGTTTCTTGATGACTTGATTGCTTCTGAAAGTTCTGGACTACGAAATCCAGATGTTATTGTTATAGGTCTGGACTCATAATATTCTCTTAATGGTTCTAATATGTTCTCACATATCGCCTTTAAGTTTTCTATCTGTTCTTCATTGGGGGTGTTATCTATCCCCATTCTTGATGCTGTTGATGATTTAGTCATTTCTTCAAGACTAAAGTGTTTTGATAATTGTGTCATGCTGATCTCCTTATTTGTTCGTTTTCATCATAATAACATTTAAATTTTATTATAATTTCATGTTTTGATACTTCTTCCCTACCTAATTCTTTTGTTTTTTTTCCAGCTTCATCATATCCTGCTATAAGACATTCGTAAATACTATCATGGTAATTAAGGAGGTGTGGTTTCATACACTCTCCAGCAATTTGACTACACATAATCATTATCAAAGCTACCTTCATGGATGTTTTAACATTTGTTCGTTTGTTTCTTTTAATTCTTTCATATTTTTTTCTAATTCTTTAATTTTTTTATTAGCTTTTTCTAAATCCTCATTAGCATATTCTAACTTCTGTAAACATCTTTTATTAGCAGAGTCTTTGCTTTTGTTTTGATCTTCAAGTTCTTCAACTTGATTTTTGAGTATTCTTAATTGATCTTTATACTCATTAATAATCTCTCTACTTGTGTCAGACATAAGTTTTGATTTTATTTATTTTTTTTTGAAAGTAGATACACCTTTTATACCAAGTATTGTACTAAAAGCACCTACTACAAGAGCTTGATAAAACATTGGAAGATTAGAAAATTTATCAAAGAAAATATCTATCTTTGCCTGTATATCAGGATCGTCACTAAATACTGACCATGCTAAAAGCAACAAAGGGATTGAGATGAGGATAAGACAAAATTCATCTTTCCAATCTCCCTTATGTGAATCAATGACAGCTTTTTTAAATTCAACTTCACCATTAGCCATCTTCTCAGCTAACTTAAGTTCAGCAACTGACTCTAATTCTTTTGCTTTTCTTCTGTTGGCAGCAATAGACATACCTGTCTTGATGACACTTGGTACTAATTTAGCTGCAATATTCATCCACATATATTACTTATAAAAGTCTTTGAATAACCATTCAACATATTTTTTCCATAGTTTTTTAATAAAACGCATAATATTTTACTCCTTTTTTTATGGTTTATATAGGTCATAAGTTAATGTTAGTTCTTGGTTAGCTTTAATATCTTTGTTTGTTTTTAAAAACCATTTGTTGTTATGCTTTTTTTTTACGCAATTTGATTTATCAGCATGATTGATAAATCCCCCTAGTGGAGTTCTAATAAGATCATTTTCAATCTCTATATGTGTCATACCTATAGTAGTATCTTTAGGTATTTCAGTGAGACTAAACAAACCTAAACCATGCACCTCCGATTGTTTTATTGTTAAATAAAATGGTAACGGCTTGTACTTCATTTCATTATAAGCTTTTTGATAGTTTTAGAACCATCAATATTTTCTTCTAATTCTGCTTCAGAAACAATACAACGATATTCTATGCCATCTTTAATAGTACGCATAGCTTCTCTTTTATGTTTTAAACAGGTACTCATATTATCCTGTATTCTGTGTTCCTTAATTTCATGATCTACTATCATGAGAAGTGCTATAATTTCTGCTACCATTTAATTTCCGTTTATTTTTTTTTGCAACATATCTACTTGTTCTTTTAGATGATCTATGTTGACTTTATTATATCTACTTGCATCTATTTCTTTTTCTATGCTTTCTATTTGACCAGCAAGGTGTTCAATAAGCATATACATTTCTAAGTTCTTTGGTTCTTGCTCCGCCTTTTTGAGCAGGTCTGCGGCAAAGAGGGTGTCTGCTGTTTCTAATTTATTTAATCTTTCTTCAACACCAAAGTAAGCCCAAACACCAAGAGCTACTGCACCTATGATTGCAACTAAATTTCTTATAGGTAAACTTATATTTGTATTATCGTTAATCTTCATAGTTAATCATTAAAAGTTTTATACCTAATCTTTTTTGCTCCTTAGTTGCTGTTCTATGTATTTTATAAGAACCTTTAGGTTTATTCTTTAATATCTTACCTTTAGCTCTTTTACGATATGTAATAGTCTTTATATCTAAAAGCTGTATTTTACCATTTTTATCTACAATCACAATATCAAAAGGACAAGTAGGGTCGCAGCTTTTTGCTACATAATAACCAGCTTTGGTAAGCTTGGCGATAGTATCATATTCACCAACAGTTCCTTTGATAGATGATTGTTTGCCTTTTAAGACAGAAGATTTACGACTAAGTTTATTAGACCACTTAGACTTATTGTTACAGCTACCCATAGAAGTTTATAAATTGTGCTTATTTTTGACTCAAGATGTGCAAGATGATTGTCTCTAATATTAGTTATTTTCTCATGGATAACTTTTAACTCACCTTGAATTTTTATTATTTCTTCTGAATTTTTTTGTGATTGTGATTTCATCTTATTCACCACTTATAATTTGTTTTAAAAATGTAAATGGTTTTACATTGTCAGGATCACTTGCTGGATCAGCAAAAATATCACCACCTAATTTAGATAATATAGCTGTTGCTTCTTTTGTTCCTGGTTTTAATTTTCTTAATCTAATTAAATCTCTTAAAGATTGTGGGTCAAGAATAGCATTTTTAATTATTCTTTCTGCTGTTCTTTTATATATTCTTCTTGCAGCAGTAAATAATCTACCAGCTACTGTAAATTGACCTAATCTTGCTCTAATAATATCTGTTAATGCACTTCCTACAATACCTTCACCTCTAGCAGCAGCTCTCCTAGATGAAATTTTTAATGCTCTATTCAATGTGTCTAAATTGTTTACAAATTCTTTATTAAAAACTTCTTCAAGAGCAACTCTATATCCTCTTTCATTACCTGCTCCATTTAAATATGTATCAAATCTTTTAGCATCAACAACCTTTATACCTAAATCATCAGAAGTTTTAACTACTGCTTCATTTAAATCAGTTAATACTAATCTTTGAAATGCCTGATAAATTTCTGGATCTTTTTTTAATATTTTTTTAAGTTCTCTTATTTCTCCAATATTGTTAGGTCTGTAAATTTTATTAATTACCTCACCAGGAGTTGTTGCTTCTAATTTACCAGCAAAACTTTTTTCTAAATCTTTTAAAACTGCATCTCTTTTTTTAGTTGCGTTTTCTAATGTCGTTTGAAAACCACCTATTTTTTTTATTTCATCTAATTCATTTTTACTAAAAAATGTTTCTAACGGAGATTTAAATTTTTTAAAAAAATTATTGTGTCGTATAACATTAACTTTATCATTAGTAATTACATCATCTTTGTATTTTTGAAAGATAGAATCTTTGTAAGCTTTCATAGCATCTGGACTATCTTTTATAACATTATGTATTGCTTCCGCATAAGCTTTTGATTTATTACCTGTTTTAAAAGACATAGCAAAAATATTTTCGTCATCAAATCTTAATCTACCAGCTCTATCAAGATTAATTTTTTCTAATAACTCATTGTTAAGTAATTGTTTATTATCTCTTACTAGGGCATTAAAATTGTTAAATTCATCAATGTAAGCTTTTGGTGCATCTTTATTTAATTGTTCTGTGAGTTCTCTTTTAAAAAATTTCAAGTTACCTATTGCAGGAGTTTCTCCTGTAACTGAACCTACAGCTCCTTTTCTAATGTCTTCACTTAAGGTGCTTAGTGTATTTCTTACAGTTGTTATAGGAATCTTTGCAGTACCAGCTATAATATCGTCAAATAATTTTTCATCTTTAAAATATTTTCTTATATCACCTGATTTTACTAAGTTGTTTTTTTGCTTTTCAGATAATTTGTTTATAGCTTTTGATATAACATCAGAATTTATAGTATTTACACCAGCCGCTTCATCTAAAGATTTTGCCGCTGCATCTACCTTTTTTTTGTATGCTTGTGCTACTTGATCTATTTTTGATCTTATCTCAACTCCTGTTTCTTTAAATGATCCGTCAGGTAGTCTTAAAATTGATTTTGACAACACTTCATCTGCTTCAGCTTGTTGTTTGTTTAGTGCTTTAATTATAGGTTCATTATTCTTTTTAATTACACCTTGTATTAAAGTTCCTCCCTCAAAAGCATTTATAGGTTTGCTTGTAGAAGAACCAAATCCAGATTTTAAAAAACCAAAATAATCATTTAAAGCTTTTGCTTGATTTAAATTAAACTCTTTAAACTCACCCATAAAACCTAATTTATTTTGATTTTCAAACGCAGCTTGTGCAGCTAATAAATCAGCATCATTACCTGCTTGTCCTAATGTGAATTTTAAATTTGAACCTATTTTTGCTGAATCTAATGTCTTATTTATGCTTTCTGCTACTTCGTCAGCTTTTAAAACTTCTTGCTCAATTCTAGCATCTGCAACCTCATTTCCTTTTACAAACCTACCTTTAATTAAATTGTTTACACCTTTAATTGCTTTTACAGCACCTACACCAAGCACAGCAGAACCAGCAGAAATACCTGCTGCTCTTAAAGCTGCATCTAATAATTGATCGTTACTTACATCTTTGTTAATACCATAAATATTTTGTCCTAATTTATATCTTGCATATTCTGCAAGACCTGCTGTTAAAGCACCTGCTGTAATACCTGCTGGTAAATTACCTCCAGAATAAATAGTACCTGCAACTGTGGCTACAATATCTGGTATAATAACCATTGCATCTCCAGCTAATCCTGTAAAATCACCAAGATCAACACCAGGTTTATTTACTAATTCATATTTTTCTGTTTTGGGATTAAAATATTCTAATTCACCAGTCCTTGCACCTTTTCTAACATCAATATCTTGATTGTAAATTTTGCTTAAAACATCTTTAATAGCTAAAGCTTGATTTTTTTCATCATAACCAAAAGATGCTGCAAGTCTTGCTTCACTACCTGCACCTTGTTTTACACCCACATCAGCTAATTTTGCTATATCTTTTATTTTAGGTCTAAAATTTATATTTTGTCTTATGTTTTGATTAAGTAGCTCATCATCAGGAGATACGATACCACCTGATTCAGGTATTATTGATGACTCAGCTTGTTCTATTCTTGCGTCTGCTATGTTGGGAAAAAAACTTTTGTAAAAATTATCTTTGTCTAGGTCTGAATAATATTTTTCATAAAATGTATCAGCTAGTTCAAGATCAGGTATATCATTGTATTCAGGATATTTTTTTCTAAATTCATTTATATTCATTATCTAATTCCAAGAGGATCATTTTTTTTATCTTTTTTCTTTTTTTTTGTTGTTTGTGTTGTTCCAATATTTGTTGATCCTGGAGCTGCAGATGTTACTCTACCATCTACTAATGTATAACCAAAATTACCTTGAGGAACTAAAGCACTATATGATGATGAAGCTCTGTTATATTCATCCTTTAATACTTGATCTAATTTAGCAATAATTTGATCTCTTGAACCACTGTTAAAACCAATTCTTTCAAACTGTCTTAAAATATCACCTTCTGAATATTTTGGATTTCCTGGTTCAGCAATAGAAGCTAAAACATAAGCTAAGTTTGTCATAGAAGATTTAATTCTTGCTACATCTTGTGCTTCTCCAGCAAAACCACTTTTATCTATATAAGCTTGTATATCAGCAGCAGCATCACTTTTAAATTTATTTGGAACATTAATTTCACTAAGTTGTGCAATTTGATCTCCAATACTGTTAATGAGTTGTACACCACTTCCTACTGCACCAGTTTTTGAATTAGCTACAGCAGTTTGTAATTCTGGTATTGTTTTATATAAAAGGTCATAACTTGATTTGATACTTCTAGCTTTATTTAAATTTTTTTGTGCTGCTGCACCTGTTCCTGTTCCACCAGACGATATTTCAAATTCACCTGTTGTTGGATTAAATTTAATTGATTGACCTCTTTTAGGTGTTAAAGCTTGTTGAATTTTTGCTGTTCTTGTTAATGCTGGAACAAGTGAACTAAATGGGTCTTTACCTTGAACACCTGATCCAATTATATCTGCTCCAATAATTAATGATGGATTAAGATTAGATAATAAACCACCTGTTAGATTACTGCCAAAAAAACCTTGATTGTTTTGACCTTCTTTTGTTGCATAGTCCATCATCAACATTTTTCTAAATCTATCGTCCATAATACTCATTAAATTAATCCTCTTTGTTGTAAATATGGAACATTAAAAGCATTCGCATATAAATTAGCAGTTGTTGTATTACCAAAAGGTGTTGCTGAGTAACCAAATTGGTTTTGCAAAGGTGTAATATTTAAAGTGTTTTGCACATTTGTTTTTGCAGTATTATAATCGTTTTCAAGCTTAGTTGAAAGACCTTGTTGATTACCTAAATTTTCAAAATATTTAGCAACTTGAGACTCTATAGGTGTTTGATTACCATAAGCAAAAGGTGCTTGAATAACTAATTGATTTATAGCATCTGATTCTGGCTGTGAAAGATTTTGTAAATTATCCAAATCACCAGTATCATAGAGAGATTGAAATGAGGGTGATCTATAATCAGCATTAAAAGCTTCTTGATCTATAAATTGTTGTTGCTCTGAATCTAAAGACGCATAATCAGTTCCTAACCTTGATTCTGCAAAATCATCAAGTGTAGAAACATAATCACCTTCTCCAATACCATCTTCTCCAGTGATACCTGCATATTGATTTTCAGGTTTGCTAAAAATATTACTGGCTATATTACCTATCACACCACCGCTTGTAAAAAAATCTACTACATTATCTACAACAGATGGTTCATTTACTGGTGTAACATTAAACTCAGTACCTGTTGTGTAAGTAGAATCAATGTCATCACCATTACTAAAATTATTATCACCACCTCCGAATGTTTCTTCTGGACTTCCTCCGCCAAACTCACCTCCAGCAGCAGCTTGTGACACAGCATCATAATCTCCAAAATCTATAAAACTTGGAATACCAAATGGACCAGGTATACCTGAACCACCCATAGATTTTAGTACATTTGCTTCTTTTGGATTTATGTAAGCTAAAAAGTGATTAGTAGGAGCTTTTTCATTTAAAAGTCCTATAACTTTATTTACATTTTGCATAAATTTCTCCTAAAAAATTATTGCGATACAAAATAAAATAAACATAAAAATTAATGCTTTACTTGGATTGTTTTTAATTTTTACATCAAGGTCGTACATTATTTTTTGTATTTTTTTCATTATAATAATCCTCCAATAAATCCACCAGCCGCACCTAACAATGGACCAACACCAGGTATAGCAGAACCTAATATAGCACCCCCTGCTGCTGTCGTTAATGGGTTTGCTCTTGTATTTACTTGTCCTGATGTAACAGGAAATCCTGATGCAATAGGTGAAACTAAACCAGCATATTGTTGTAAACTTAAAGCTGGAGCCATGTTTTGTTGTCTTTGTATATTTTCTAATTGTGATCCTACAGCAGTTAGTCCAGGTGTTCTTGATGCGATTGCTAATTGTCTTTGTCGTTCAGTATCATACTGTCCAAAAGCTAGAGGTAAAGCAGCTTGTGCAACTTGACCTAATGCAGTTGATTGTGCCATTGGTGAAGTAGGTGTTCTTCCAGCACCACTAAATTGTGATTGCACATTTGTTGTAATATCTGATGCTGTTTTTTGTATTAAAGGAGATAAAAAAGGATTTAAATATTGTCCGCCAAGAGTTGCAGCTAATTGTTGATTGGCTGCGTTTGCCATTGTTTCTTGTGTAGCAAGACCTTGTAAAGTTTGTTGAGTAGGTGCAACATAACCTGCTGCTTGTGGTCCTTGAGCATACAACTGACCAGCTTCAGATATAATTTGATTTAATGCTGGTTGTGCTGCTGCATAAGGTTGTACTGATTGTGTAGTTGTTTGACCACCTCCTGATGATCCTCCGCCAAAACTCATTTTTTCTCCTCTTGTTTTATTTTCTTTTCTAATACAACATGAGTTCTTTGATACCCATAATTGTTTAAAACTTTTTGCCAACCTGGTCTAGCAATCAACTCCATCATTTGACATCCTTCATCTTTTGCAAACTGTTCAATGTCTTTGACTAAGTATTGCCACTTATGTCTTTGTTTGCCAGTCA